AATCGTCTGAGTTCTTTTATAGCTCCTTGCATTTGATTAATATCTTGCATATTAGGAGCTTGTTCCATCTGTTTATGAATGATACTAATCCTGTCATTCATATACAGCTCTAATAAATCTGTGTTACTCTTTACGTTTACAAGTTTAAGTAACTTCTTAGCTACTTCTTTTATCATTGAGCTCCTCTAAGCAGGGCAGCTAATTGTTGTGCTTCATCTCCGCTAGGTTGCTCTGCAGGTTCTTTAGCTGCACTAAAGCCTTGTTCGCCCGGTTGTGGTGCTGTACCAACGCCTATGTTACCTCCACCTCCGCCGGATGGGTCCATAGCTCCAAGAGGACCTGCCTGCTGTTGTTGCGGTGCGCCTCCTCCTGATGCTTTTATTATCTCGGCTTGTATCATAGCCTCACGTTCATCATTGATAAACTTCTCTGCATCCAAGTCCATAGCTTGAGCTAGTTCACGTAACACAACAGGCAGTTTCACGAAAGCTGCTAAATTAGGATTAGAGCTAATCTGTAATAACTGCAGTAATCGCTGTGACCTAACTTCATTCTTCATCAAAGATTCTGTGCCACGAGCTTTTACCTCTAAGTCACCCTTTGCTTCTGGGTCAAAATTAAATTGCATATTGAAAGCGTAAAACGCTTCTCCTAGTGGTTGTAATAAATAATCATCAATATTTTTTACAACACTTTTTATACTGAGTTGGGCTGCCCCCATGAGCATAGAGATACCTGCAGCTGTTCTACCTGTGCCTTGTACCCCTGTCTGTCCATGCGAGTATGAGGGAATGCCTGTTGCATCGTCGGCTATCTGACGTGCCTTATCAAACATCATCATGTTCTCTGAGCTTACGTTAGGATATTTCGTACCAAACAATGCCTGTCCGGGAGCACCTCCTTGTCTTCTAAATACCTTGCCGGGATAGACAGACAAGTCCTGACCCGGTACTAGGTTGGTTTCATCAATCTCAAAAACTAAGTTACCCGACAACACAGCATTGTCCACTGCCATTCTCATAAAGCCGTTCATTAAGCTTTGTGTATCTGACATGTTCTCTGCCAAACCTACCCCGAAGAAACTGTAAGGATTGAGCTCGTAAGGAGCTGCAAAGTACGGTATCCGCTTCGGTGTAAAAGGATTTATAACCAAACGTATAATCTTACCATGACACACCCAACAGTTTACCTGTAGCGTATCAGCGTCTGAAAGTTCTTCTGGTACGTCTAGTCCAGCTTGTTCTGCAAGCTTGCTGTCTATGTTGCCCCAGAACTCTAACACTTCGTATCTGTCTATATCGTAGGAGTTTCTATAATCCTCTAAGTCTGTCTCCCACCACTTACGTGTGTAGTTTGTACCTGACTCTATGCACTCTTCTATTTTATCTTCTTTAAAGTATGGACGCTTCTTTAATCCTCTTAACTCTGATGCGCTCATTCTGTGGCGTTGTATAATATACTCGCACTCATCCATGTTCTTAGCATCAGAATCTGGGTAGAAGTTCCATATAGATACATTCTCTACTCTAGGCACGGTCTTTATAACTGGGTCGTAGTCGCCCTCTTCATTCCAATTTGCATACTCTTTCTCTAGTGCAAATGGACCTTTTAGTATTCCTGTACCAAACAGTGCCATCTCAAAAGCTGTGCCACGCAGATGACGAGATGCGCTTGACTCTTCTAACTGGTCAAGTATCTTCTTCTCCATTCGCTTTGCAGCTTCTTTTGCAGGATGAAATGTTTGTGATGTTGGTGTTTTACCATAGCCTGACTTGAGCATACTCTCTACAGGTTCTAATTTCTCCTGTAGTGCTCCTAGCTCTAGGCTATCCTGCGTTGCACCCGGCGGTAACTCTTTGCCGTCACCGGGAAAACCAAACACATTAGGGGCTTTCTTGAGCATCTGCTCTGGTGCTTTAGGGTCAAAGTTTACTGCTTCTTCTACACCCTCTGGTACTCTTGTAGAATCAACACCAAGAGGAAAACGCTGTCCTGCAAATAAGACGTCTGTCATTTGCCCATAAGCAGCTAACACTTTTGTTTTTGTAACTTTTATAAATACTTGTGATTTTTCTGTATCGGTAAACTGTGTCTCAGGACCATATAACCCTCTATACTGCCGATATGCGTTGAGCCACCGCTCTTCTTCATCACGTCTGCTGTCTTCTACGTCAGTAAATTTTTGCACAACATAGTCGGCTAGCGCATCAGAGCCTGATTTAGGCTCAAACATAAGTTCTTCTAAGGGAGTTTCTTCTGCCATATTAATATCCAAATGTTGAATCTGCAGGTTGCCACTGGGGTTCTAGCATTTTGGAGGGATAATCAAACACTGACCTACTTACTGGTCTTGACATTATACCATACCTTAACGCATCATACAAGTGGTCTTCTGCTTTTGTATTTACATCCTCTGGATTATTTCTATCCAAAGGAAGAGTTGGTAGCTGAGCTATTAGATTTGTACAGTTATCAAATATCTCTAGTCCGGCTCTATCTTTCTCTTCGTCTATCTTTAATCGTCTATGTACTTCGTTCTTTCCTGCTACCCTGCTACCTCTACTCCTGTCTGAGGGGCGCCATCTGCAGCCTTCAACAATCATTTGCTCTGCAAGACTTGGTCCTGTGTCTCCTCGTTTGTGCCACAAAGATGAGTCTAGTACGCCGTAGCTGATTGTGTCGTCTTGTTCTAGGTGTAAAATTATGTGTGCCAGTTCTTTTGCTGTCTTCTTGCTTACGTATAACTCTCTGTACACTATGAGTGTCTCATCTACTGGGTCTATAGCGAACCATAGTACACCAGTATGGGAGGAGTAACCATAGTCACATGCTCTAAACTTACGCCAAGAGTGAGGAATCTGAAAGCCTTTAACTGTATGGTACTTACGGTCAAACTCGCTAAACGCTGCACCTTCTGCAATATCCCATGAACCTTCAAGTAATTGTCTCCTTTGTACCTCTGGTAGCGACAAAAGCATCGCTTCGTAGTCGCCTGCATTGTATAGATATGGATTATCTATTAGCTTTGCAGGGATGAATCTTCTTTGGAAGAGTGGTTCGCCTGCCCTAGAGTGTGTTGCAGGGTATCTAAGCGTTTCACCGCTGCTAATATCTGTTGCCCAAAAAGCTGTGTTATGTACAGCAGGGTCAATAAACATTTTCTTAACCCATTGATGCCCCGGTCCACCGGGGTTGGTAGTAGCTCGCATATGAACAGGAAGACTTGGGTCAACCGTCCTAAGACGAGAACGTAGATAATCCCAAGCATAAGGAGTAGCATATTGAGTAAGTTCATCGACCCCGATGTAAGTAAATGCTTGACCTTGGTAACGTAGTACATCTTTATCCTGTTCTAGGTAAGTCATCCATATCCGAGCCCCTGATGGGAATGTCCACTGACTCTTCTTTTCTAACCATTTAACGCCGGGAAATGCTTTAGGAAATAACTCGTGACTTTTGTGTATAATCTCTCTTAGTTCGTCGTTTGTGCGTCTTAGTATAAGAGCGTTAAAGTTCGGGTTGTTGCAGTATCGTAGTGGGTCAACTATTAAGCTAAAAGTCTTACCACCTCCTGCTGCCCCTCCGTATAATACCTCTCGTTCTGGTGCAGCTAGGAAATCTGTCTGAGGACCAGAGTTAGGCTGAAACAATACTTCAGGAGCTTCTTCTGTGTGCTGTCCGGCGCCAACGCCTACTTCTTCAAAATACGTCTCTTCTTCTGGGTTTTGTAAAGACGCTATCTTTTTTTGCGCATGTGTTAATTTTAACTTTGCTGCTCTCTGACTCTTCTTAGCTTTTAGGAGCTGTCTTTCTTCAGCCGACTGAGGCTTCCGTTTTGATGTTCCCTTCTGCTTGGGTCTTGGCGGCACGGCGTTTTTGTTCAACATGTTTTCGTCTGTCCGTTCTGTCTTGTTTTATTCGTTTCCACAAACCCATACCTGATATCTTTCTTCCGGTGTAGTCTGTTAGCCATCGGGCAACTTCATTGTACGAAGACTGCTTCAGATACTCTATTCCTTGCGCTAGCGCTTCTAGCTGCTCCTCAATAGGATGTAGTAATTGAGAATCTTGCTCGTCTTTCTTGTAGCCCCAAGGGACTTGCACCCCATTTAGTTTAGAGTACCTGTTCGTTGGATTCAATTTGCTTGATATCGTCATCTTTCTTCTCTGGTAAAATAAATAGTCCCATCGGTTTATCAGAGGATACACTTATCTTTTCAACTCGTGATAAGCCAACACGGTCTAACAATTGTTGAGCAGCAACAAGCTTTTCTCTGTTACCTAGTGCTGTCGGGTCATCTAGTATTCCTACCATAGACATAACGGCTTTAGGTGCGTTGACTGCTAGCTGTAGCTCTGCACGTTCTATAATCTCTGAACGTAGGGATTGTATTAGTGCGTGTGTTTTAGTACTAGGAGCGTACCCTGCAATCCGCATTGCTTTTGCATAGTTGCCTCCTGCTTCACCAAACAAAGCACTTAAAAATTTTTCTTGCATTTCTGTTAATTGTCTATGCACGTGGATTCTTCTTTCTAGCTGTTTTTGTTCTTGCAAAAGAACGGTTTTTTGATTTAGGTTTTACTGATAACTTTTTGTTGTTCATCGGATTACCAGTTGTGTGATGTACATCTTTGCCATCACCTTTCTTAACAACTCCTCTTCTAGCCATAATACGTCTGGCTTTGTTTCTGTTGCTACGACGTTTTATCTGTTCTGGAGAGCCTTGGTAGTTGGCGTATTCTTTCTTATAGTTTCTGCCCATTCTAAGCTCTCTTTTTAGTTCTCTTCTTAACAATAGTTTTGACGTTTGTGGGCTTGCCCCCAACGCCTTGAGATTTGGCTCGCTTTCTTGCTACAGCACTTTTTATCTGTCCTTTTGTCATTGAAGCTGCTTTGCTTCTAGGAACGCATTTAGGATACGACCTCTTAGATGTTTTGGTGGACTTTCGACCGCAGGCTTGGTACTTGCCCTTCTTTTTAGGCGCACCAATATCGACCCAGTCACCTTTTGGTCCTTTACCAAACCAAGCCGTTAATCCACCAGTAGGCTTTGCCATTAGGAATAACCCCCACCTCGTTGCTTGTAGGTTCTAACCAACCACCCGTTTGCGTAAGCTGAGGGATAAACCTTGAACTTACGTTTAGCTTCAGCTTTTACTCTTGCATACAAAGCAGGATTTGTTGGTTTGGCTCCTGATTTTTTCTTTTTAGCTTTAGCCATAACTAAGCTTTCTTAACTAGCTTGTACCCCATATCACCAGCCATTTTTCTTAGAGCAGCTAAAGTCATCTTGCCACCTTTTGCAGCCATTTTAGTCTTGCCTTTTCTAGCCATAGTTCTAGCTTTTGTTCCGCCTCTAGCATAGCCCTTACTCATCATGGATTTACCACCACGAGCCATACCTTTCGATTTTTTATGCATTGCCATAATTATTTCTCCTTAGCATATAGATTGTTAAATACTCGCTCTGGGTCTCCTACATAGTTAGGGTCTTGCTTCGAGTGGTGTGCCCACTGACTAGGAGTAAAATCGGGAGCTCCTTCGCCAGTTACAAACCATGCAGGGTTAGTTACCCTTACACGATTGTTTGGTAGTGCAACTATGTTGCCTGTCCATTTTCCTGCGTCCATAAGTTCCAACACGTGACTTTGTTTGTGTTGTGCAGGGTCATCAGCTACTTCGCTGTCCGTGTAATCTATGGTGAAGTAATACTTTGCAGAATAAAACTCCCCGTCTATCTTTGCTAGCCACGGACAAGGTGTGGCTCTGTTTAGCACTATTACCGAGTGATTGTGTGACTGACAATCCCAAGGTTGGGCTAGGTAGGTTGGCATCGGTTCTGCCCACTCATCATATGGAGTATCGCCTACCAGTGCTGTTAGGGGCATTCTCGCCCACATTGCACCACCATGTACATTCTCTTCTTCTTCGCATCCCGTAAATATAACTTGAAAACTTAGTGTCTTCATCGGGAGTGTCGTTACGGCTACCACCATAGCATGTAAAAACTCGCCATGATATTGTGTAAAATTAGTTGTGTACTCTCTACGTACCCATGCCTTAAAGTATGGGATGTTACTTATTATGTGCGCCATCTTTGTTATGTTTCCTTCGCAAGGTTGCTTTTGCTTGTTTGAAAAGACTTGCTATTGCAGTCTTACCCATAACTTTAGCACGTTGTTCTGCTACGGTCAATATTTGTATCTTCCTTGCGTAAGGCTTATTTACTCGGTTTACTTTTGCTATAGTGGCTTTGGCGTCAGCCATAGTAGCAAATTTAATTGATACAGTATCCTTCGGGTTCTCATCTGTGTAGAGGCGTCTACCGGAACCTTTAGGTTTCTTACCCGTGCCTACTTTCGGGTCTCGTTTTGTCATTATTTTTTTCTGCGTCCAAGTCTAGTCTGTGCTGATAAAGCTTTTATTCTAGGAGACCTCATTTTCATTGATGTCTGTTTTTGTAAAGATTTAAGTCTGTCACTAATAACAGCTTTACCTTTGTCCGCTTTGGTCATTTTTGTTTTACCTCGTTTAGCTTTAGTAGCTCCTGCTATCTTATCAGCGTAGGTAATCTTATTACGTGGTTTTGCTAATGCTGCAAATTTCTTTTGTTTGGGGGTCATAGCCATTTAAGCCTCCATAAGTTCAAAATGTGGACCGTCAATAAAAGGTCGTCGTCCTTGGTTTCTTCTTACGTCAATGTAATTATTCATTGCGTCTTCCATTGGTCTGTCCCACTCAGCTATATTATCTATATTCCAAGCGGCGCCCCATCTAACTTTAGCACCAGTTTCTTTTGCTGCAGATTTCATAGCGTCAGCAATATCATCGTACATAACAATTTCCCAACTCGGCTCACTGCCATCGTAAGCCATTAAATCGACAGCGTGTGATGTGCCGTCCTCTTGTATGAGGTGCTTAGACTTCATCGTCTGTGAGCGCCCAGCAGCATAGAGCTTCTTTTGAGTCTCTAAGGAACGAACTCCATATATTACACCGAAGTCTACTTTGGTTAGTTCGATAGCACGTTTCACCGTATCCACCATCAAAGGATTTACCCCCTCTAACTTTCCTAAACTTTTACTTGATAACTTAAACATTGGGATACTCCACTTTGCCATTATTTACTTTTCTTTTCTTTTGCAATCATCTCATCAAATACTGGACCTAGAAAGGGTGCTATTTTTTTCATTCTTTCTAGTTCTTTTACTGACTCAAGTCCTTCATAATCTTTTATCATACGCTTAACATTCTCAGGTATATCTGCTGCAGCATACTGTGACTTATTGTTTGTCTTATCTGCTGTCTTACTTGCCTTGTTTACCTTCTTACCATTTTTAATATTAGTAAGAGTTTTGAAGTTTAGCATATTAGCTAATCTATTTATCTTCATAATATTATGCTGAACCGCTAGTTTTCTTGCGTAAAAACTTTGGTTTGTCATCCTCTGGGAACATATATAAAGGTTTTATTATATGAGGTAAGAACTCAGTATTTCTTGGAAGCCTTTTAGGATTTCTTGATTGTTTTCTATTTTTAGAACCCGGCGAAGCTTTCTTTTTTGTTGGTTCTTTTGGTAATCTTCTGCCTTCAAACAAATCGTATCGTTGGCGCACCTGCCCTCTTTTTTGAGTATCTGTTATAGTTGTTTTCTTAGAAGACTCACCTGCTTTTTTACTTGCTTGCTTTTGCTTCTTCGCCTGCTTCCTTGTATCTTCAAATTTTTTAGAGTCCTTCATTATTTTATCGAACTGTTCCATAGCATTAAAAGGAAGTTTTTTCTTCTGTCCTATTTCATCTATTACTTTAGGCTTACGTAAAGGCGTCTTTATTTTTTTACCGTGGTCCGTTCCCATTATTTTTTCCTCATTTTATTAAAAAACTTGCCTGCTGAACGTGTAGCAAAGCTAGCACTTACGATAGCTCCTAACGCAATTTGATACCATTGTGGCATCCCTGCAAGCGCTTCAAAGCCATCTGCTACTATAGCCCTTCCCCATTCGCCACAGAAGCTCAGTACTAGAGGGATTGAGAAGAGTAAAGTCAACCACTCATCTTTCCACGAGCTCTGAGACGCCCTCATAGCAGCTAGGTCCCAGTCGATTTCTCCTGTTGCCTCTTTCATACGAATGGTAGCTTCAGCCTTTTGTATTGCTGTCTTACCTTCTATGTATGATGAAGCTAAACTTGATACTGAACTAAGTAGTGTTCCTAACATTCTTATCACTTGACGTTACAGTCACAGTCCTCATGGCACTTTTTATTTAAGACGGCGCACCATATACGTTTAAAATATTTTAACACATTTGTCATCATTTGTCCATCCTTTTTGCTTCTGATTTCTCCGCTCCCATCCAGATAGCGAATGAACCTGTCATCGCTCCTGTAATCACTGATATGAGCCCTGCCTGTTGTGTAGTCAACTCCGGCTGACTCAAAGCCCATTCGATACAACGTATATAAACACCTGTCATGACTAACATCATAAGTCTTGGTAGTATGCGCCATCTGTCAAGTGTCTCCGGTGTCATTTTTCTTTTTTATTTCTTTTTATTTTACTTAATCTAGTCCACATTTTTAGAAGCTTCATCTTTAGTTTTAGGATTTTATTTTCTATCTTTTGTTGCTTCATCTTTTTCATTTATAACTTCTTCTACCCAATCGCCATTGTCTCCAGTATGTTCGCACACTTCGCATCTGTCGTCCTCGATGTGGCTCCCACAAATTTCGCAGGTAGGTTCATATAACACTAAGTTTTCTCGCCTCTCTTGCCACCTGCATTCATAAACATTTCGACTGTTTCTTCAGGTACGCACATAATCTGCTCAGGTGGTCTATTACCATATTGCTTAATTAAAGCTTTAGCCAGCTTAAAAGGATACTCTCCTATAAATTTCTGGCACATAGTTGAACTATGAAAGTGCCCGTGGTCTAGTGGGTTTTTAAATATAAATATGTCTTTTGTTCCATCTGTATACACTCCAGACATTACGGCTACTATGAACCAAGCTTTAGTTATCATTTAACATCTCCAGCGTCTCCTAGCCTGCCTCAATCTACTATTAGGATTCTTAGCTGCCTTCGGAAACTTTTTCATTTGTCCTGCGCTTCTAGCACAGAAGGATTTACGTCTAGCTGCCCTCTTCTTACCGGGTTTCTTCTCGGTGACAGCCGTTTTAAGTTTACTACCGGGGTTCATACGCCTGTAGGCTTTTACGCCCTCAGTCGTCATTCCGGCTCCCGACTTAGTAGAACGAAAGTTCTTCTTATTTCGAGAGGGCATCTTTCCTTTTGATTTCTTCTCAGCCATGCTTCTTCCATAAAATAGACGAGGCGAGCGTTGGGTTCGCCCCGTCCTGTTGATTTTTGCCAGTTATAGCGAACTCCGCAGAAATAAGTACAACTGAAAAGTCAACGCAGAGTTAGGTTACTCTGCCATACCGTAGCTTACCTTCAGCAACCAACGCTTTCTCAACATCCTCAACGCTAAAGTCCTGCCCAGTACGTTCTCTTAGAGCTGCACGGACGTAATATACGTGATGACTAGGGATATGTGTCTTAAATCGCCCGTATTGCTCGTATTCGTGTGAAATTTGCTCTAAAACAGAGTTATATTCCATGCCTTTTCTTTTCATTACATATTGTATCACAAACAAACAATAATTACAACTTTTTATCTTGACAAAACCTTCAATTATATGTAAAATATATTAACCCTTGAGGGGGCTAATAGTATATATGCACATAATTACCTAGTTTATGTGCTTTTTTCTTTATTTTATTAGTACTTGAGTATATTTAGCTACTTTGTACTCTATATAGTAAGTGGGCGAGATGTGGTTTATAGACTCTTTTCCCTAATTTTCTGTCGGGGCTGTATACATGTAACGGGTAACGGGGGTATGACCCATGCACGTTAGTAATTTAGTTTAACATTAAACTAGTTTGGTCGGGTCGTTCAAAGTTAAACTATAAATTAGTTTGGAATTGAACCACATTTGCGTTTTAGTTTAACGTTAAACCATTTGCTGGTTTATAAATGCCTAATAAATAGGCAGGCAATACGATTTTGTGTATAATAGTTTAACGTTAAACTAAAAGTGAC